TTTGCCGTTCACCGCGCGCTCTTCTCCAGAGATTCCCACACCCGCAAAGAGCTAGAAGAAGCCGACTTCGGCTGGGTGTTCAATTGCGAGGGCGTGGAAGTTAAGGAGGTAACGGATGAATAATCTAATTACTAAAATCAATCAATGGGCAGATAGCCGTGGATTAAAGCAAGCTGACCCCAAAATTCAGTGGATGCGTATCACTGAGGAAGTCGGAGAGATTCGGGATGTACTCTTGAAACCAACTAAATTCACGCAACCGCAAGCAGCGCTTAAAGATGCAATCGGTGACACGTTGGTAACAATCATCGTACTGGCGCACCAACTAGACCTAGATGTGACCGAGTGTCTAAGCATTGCTTATGAAGAAATCAAAAACCGGAAAGGAAAGATGGTAAATGGAACATTCGTCAAGGAGGAAGACCTTTGAAATTTATTGACTTATTCGCAGGCATCGGTGGTTTCCGTTTCGGAATGGAAAACGCCGGACACGAATGCGTGGCATTTTGTGAAATCGACAAGTTTGCTAGAGCAAGTTACAAAGCAATTCACGACACTGAAGGAGAAATAGAACTACATGACATCACACAAGTCACAGACGACGAAATTAGAAGCATCGGACACGTTGACGCAATCTGCGGAGGATTTCCGTGCCAAGCTTTCAGCATTGCAGGAAATCGAAGAGGATTCGAAGATACTAGAGGAACTCTCTTCTTTGAAATCGCAAGGTTCGCCTCTATACTCAAACCTAAGTATTTATTCCTTGAAAATGTCAAAGGACTCCTCAACCACGACAAAGGAGATACCTTTGAGGTCATCCTCTCAGCGTTGGATGAACTCGGGTATGATGTGGAATGGCAAGTGCTTAACAGCAAGGATTTCGGAGTACCACAAAATCGGGAACGCGTGTTCATTATCGGACATCTTAGAGGAGAACGTGGACGAAAGATTTTTCCTATCGGAGGAAAAAACGAAAAATCTGGTTTTGAATCAGTGATAAGAAAGGTGGGAAATGTTAACCCATCGCAGAAGGGGATGAACGGAGAGGTTTTTGATTCTAACGGAATATCACCAACGCTCACTACGAACAAAGGCGAGGGAACTAAGATAGCTATCCCAGTATTAACACCGGATAGAGCGAATAAACGACAAAATGGCAGACGCTTTAAAACGGGTGGAGAGCCTATGTTCACGCTAACGGGGCAAGATAGACATGGTGTGCTTGTACCAAACAAGATTAAGAAATTTGGAACGTTGCAAAACAATTTTAACGACAATGGAGTAATTTACGAAACAGACGGCATCTCGCCAACTCTAAACACCATGCAAGGTGGGGACAGGCAACCCAAAATTCGTGTCCGTGAAGCAACTAAGCAAGGCTATGCTGAAGCAAGCGTTGGGGACAGTGTTAATTTAGCACATCCGAACTCTAAAACACGCAGAGGGAGAGTTGGGAAACAGATTGCTAATACTCTATTGACTGGCGAGAGCCAAGGCGTGGTTGAGCCTAGTTTCCGCATTCGCAAGCTAACACCTCGTGAGTGTTGGAGATTGCAAGGTTTCCCAGATTGGGCTTTTGATAAAGCACAAGAAGTAAACAGTAACAGTCAGCTATATAAGCAAGCTGGTAACAGCGTGACCGTCAATGTCATTAAAGAAATAGCGAGGTATCTATGAAAAAACATAAAGATTTAGGCATTGCCACAATTCTGTTAGTGGTTTCCCTAGCCATCAACGTTGGTACAGTTGCTAACGTAGTCAACAGACCAGTAGAAGCTATCGTGGTGCACAAGGCTGACAATGCCACTGTATTGCATGGTAAGATTACCGGCAAGGAAATGGTCGGCAAACTCTACACGCTCGATTGTGGGGCGTATGGTAAGTTTCTAGTGAGCAAGGAACAGTACGACAGCGTAAAAGTTGGGGATGATATTCCGAATTATTTGAAAGGACGGGGACAATGATACGATTTAGAGCGTGGAATAAAGCCACAAAAGAAATGTACGAAGTTGATGATATTATGTCTATCGATTTCGGAAAAAGCGAAATTTCTGTAAAGACACTCTTTTTCGAACGGACAAATTGCTACAAATTCGATGACATCGAACTCATGCAATCAACTGGACTGACCGACAAGAATGGCAAAGAGATATTCGAAGGGGATATTCTTAGCATTGAAACTGATGAAGAAAATGTAAAAGTAAAATTAGAGGTTTCTTGGGATAGCAAACATGCTTTGTTTGTATTTGATTCAAAAAAATACAACGCAAAGGAAGCTCTGGGTGAATTGTTTGAAGATAATCCTTATCCGTTTAAAATTATCGGCAATGTATGGGAGGACCCAGAGCTGGCAGAGGTAAGCTCATGAGTGTTAGATACAAATATTCCGGACTCACCAAAGAATTACATCAACGGCTGGTCAGTGAACATGCAGCACTTAAGCAAGCACACCCGAAGGATTATAAGCAGTATTTTCAAGATGTCAGACAGTGCAGTGAAGCGCAAGCTCGCATCATTTATCAAGCATTTAATAGCGCAGTCGTGGAACGTGCGAGGATATCGCCCCAAACTGTTGACAGGTTAGAAGGTATCATTTCTGATGAATTATTCGACGACCTTCAAGATTATCTGTCTACTAATTACACAAGGGGTAAAACCACGCGCCCAGTGTTGGATAAAGCCAACGCAGGACTGCCAGAGGGGCTATTTAAACGGTTCCAGAAGGAAGTGGAAGGGCTACGAGCGAATTATAAGAATAGCCTAGCTAAATACATCATGGACGTTAAAGGCTGCGATAGAAAAGAAGCTAACAGAATCAAGGACTCAATCAATCGATGCTATGTCGAATGTATCGTTCTAACACCGTTGAAGGTTATTCAAATGGAAGGAATGCTGTCAAGAGAGCTATTCAGCGAGATTATTGATTATGTTTTCAATAACTACGAATGGTCTGAGAGACTAGATAGCGAAATTGATCGCATCACGCTAGAATATCGTACTAAGGGCAAGATAGGCCGCAATAAAACATCGGTCAGAAAAGCCTTATATAAAGCCTATGCGTTAGGCGTGTAGCTAGAATGGTTTACGAGGGTTCGACTCCCTCACTGGCTATTGTCTGTCAAAAATATCCAAGAGATACTTTTTCGACACTCGTCGAGCTGACAGACCTCGACATCAAAAATCCAGTAAATAAATAATTAGAATCGAGGAATCCTTTTTTATTTTATTACCCTAGTCTTGCGTTGCTGGTGGCATGGCTAAATCTAATGTATGGGAGGTGGTACCCTAATCCTTCTTTATTCTTGTATAAAAAAAGACCCAGACAAAAGTCCAGGACTGTTCAAACGCTAATAATATTATTATACCATAAAGGAAACAAATTTATGAGAACAGTTGAACGGCTGCAACAAATCAAGGCACTTGATAGATACATTGACAGTCAGATAGAACAGATTAAACGGCTGGAATCACAAGCGCTCAAAGTAACGGCTGGAGCTATGCAAACGGATATGGTGCAAGGTGGTAAGCGTAAGGGGAAGGATGGTATCTATGTCGAACTCATGACGGCTCGTGAAGAAGTAGAACGTTTCACGGCTGAAGCTATCAAACAGAAACTAGAGTTTCGTAGACAGATAGCAAACGTGGGGGATATAGATGCCAGGTCCCTACTGCAAATGGTATACATAGACCAGCTAGATATCTGGCAGATATGTGAGCGCATGGGCTTTAGTAAGACTACCTACTACGTTAAGTTAAGACAAGCTGAGAATTATTTGGACTAATCTGTGGTAGTATATACCAATCCATACTCCATCATACTCTGGTCGTGGTAATATAGTATTATCAACTTAGAAGGACACAGTGGTGTTCTTCTTTTACTTTATATCTGAAAGGAGGTATGCCAATGCCGATGGTCAGACGATGTAAGGCAGAGGGGTGCCGTGCCTTAACAGAGAGACCAGCACACTACTGTACGACACATCATAGTATGGAAGCAGCATACATGGAAGAGAGGCAGAGATACTCACGCACTAGATACAACAAACGAGTGAGGAACAGAGATGATGAGAGCAAGGAACGGTATGCATTCTATCGCTCGAAGACTTGGTCCTCTATTCGTAAGATTGCATTAGAACGTGACAACTATCTATGTCAGTACTGTCTTGCCTTGGGTGTGACCACGCCAGACGCACGCATAGGCGACCATGTAACACCCGTTGAAATTGCGCCAGAACTTAGGACGGAAATTTCAAACGTGGTGGCAACCTGTAGGAGCTGCGATAATACCAAGCGGACACTAGAACAAGAAATCTATGGTACTGGTCAGAATAGGACGAAACAAAACACGGAGCTACGACTTTCCGTGGCAACGTGGGCAGATTTAATAGCCCGGAAAAAAGAGGACGTCGTTAAACCCCTCTAATAAGCCCATAGCACGATTTTATAATAAGGGTGGTATAATAACCCTCGACACGATTTAAAATTGACCCCCGCCCCTTTCTCGTGCCAAGGAGAGCCGCCACAAGGTGTTCTCTTGTATCGCACGCCAATTTTGAGGGTTTTTAAGCGGTGTCATAACAAAGATAGGAGTGAGAAAATGGCGAATAAGTCACCAGCCAAACGGAAACCGTTTTACGAGCAAAATGACCGCTTTCTACCCATTGACCCACCGAACTATTTGGGCACAGTGGCGAGGTCAGTTTGGACTAAAATCATTCCGTATTTAAAAGCGACAGAAAAGGTCGAACGCATTGACACGTTTCTTGTGGAAACCTACTGTACCAACTACGAGATCTACAAAAAAGCCTATGAGGATGTCAAAGAAAACGGTATCCAAACCGAAATTAAAAAACTTATCCAAGCACAAGGTAGCGGCGAGATTTTAGGTGAGCAGTCAATGGGATTTAGAAAGAACCCGGCTGTTGCGACGATGAAAGATGCCACTGAAACCCTTAATAAAATAGGCATTCAGCTAGGGTTGACCCCTAAAGGACGGGCAGAATTGGCTGAAATAGCCGGAAGCCAAGCGGATAATTCTTCAATGAAAGATAAAATGGCAGCATTCTTTAAATGAAGGAGGTGAAACATGCAAAAGATTGATTTAACCAAATCAAAAGATGTAATCGGTGCTTATAATAGCATCGATTTTTCTTACGAACGAAAAACATATACCGACTATGGCACACAATACTGTTTCAACGTGCTAGATGGCAAGATTATCGCTGGTTACAATATTCAATTAGCATGTTTCAGACACCTCCGAGACTTGCAAAGACAAGGGGATAGCGATTTTCCTTATGTCTATTCGGTTGATGCGTTTAACCGTTTCTTGAAATTCCTATCATTAGTGCCGAATGTCGATGATCTAAGCCAAAAACTAGAGCCTATGGATTGGCAGTATTTCATATTTGCCCAACTCTTTGCATGGTTCGACTTGGACGATGTTCCAAGGTTTTCAAATATCATCATTTCTATTGCACGTTCGCAAGGGAAAACGATGATAGCTGGTATCTGCCTTAATTTCTCTTATTTGATTGAGATTATCGGGCAAAGTAACCAAGACTTCCTTGTTAGCTCGCTAAACTTCGACCAAACGATGAAGCTATACACTTATGTTAAATCTATGATGGCTAGAATCATAGAGAATGAGCCGTTTAAGTCGCTAGCAGAAGAAACACAAGTCCAATTATATTCACGAGAAATTAAATCTCTCGTAGATGCCAATACTATTCATACAATCTCATTCGAATCTGGTAAATTCGATGGTAAACACTTTAAACTAGCCGTGGCGGACGAGGTCGGTGAGCTTAGAACGGATGAAGGTATCTCTAAAATCACATCCGGACAAGTTAATACTGAGGGCTCACGCTTCATTGAGATTTCAACTTCTTACCAAACGCCCGATGTTCCGTTCCATCAAGAGCAAAAGAAATTAATTGAAATCATGGAACGTGACTTTGACCGTTCTGGTGATGATCAATTATGTTTAATTTGGTCTCAAGATAACCTGGAAGAAGTCTTTAAACCAGAAACATGGGCAAAGAGTAATCCCTTGCTTAATCATCCAAAACTAAAAGATGGATTGATGAAAGGGCTACTTTCTGAGCGTGACAAGAAACTACTCATGGGGAAACTTGCTGATTTCCAAGTTAAGAACATGAATTGTTGGTTATTGGCAGATAGCAACAGTTTCCTTGATTTAGACGATATTGAGAATGCAGTCGTTGATGAATTTGATATCAAAGGCAAGCGTGTGTATGTCGGTCTGGATGCTTCTATGTTTAGCGATAATACAGCCATAGGTTTTGTTTACCCGTATGTTTCCGAGAACGGCAGTCAGAAATGGCACATCGAACAACACAGTTTCATTCCGTGGCAACAAGCGGGCTCGTTAGAAGCCAAAATGGAACAGGACGGTGTCAACTATCGAGACTTGGAAACCCAGGGCTTTTGTACAATTACGAGCCACCCACAAGGGCTTATCAATCCAGAAGAAGTCTATCGCTGGTTTGTAGATTATGTTGAAGACAACTCACTTGACGTTGTCTTTTTTGGCTACGACGCTATGGGAGTATCAAAGATTATCAAGGCCTTGGAATCTAACACTAGTTTCCCAATGATGCCGATTAGACAGCGTACAAGTGAACTGAAAGACCCTACAAAATTCCTTCAAACGCTATTCATCGAAGGCAATATCACTCGACTTGATGACGAAATCATGCGAAAAGCCTTGATAAATGCGGTAATTAAAGAGGATAACATCGGTATTCAAGTCGATAAAATGAAATCTACTTATAAAATCGACGTTGTGGATGCTCTTATCGACGCATTCTATGATGGTATGTATGCGTTTGAAGATTACGCAATCACTAACAATCCAACGTGGAAGGTAGAACACATGAGTCAAGAAGCCGTTTTGAATTGGCTAAAAAACCCAGATAGTGGGCTATTAGAGGAGTATTAATACATGATTTTAAAGTTTTTTAAGGCAATTTGGGCTATTTTTGACATTTTGATGTTCATTTTAGCTGCAATTTCGCTTAATTTAACAACTTATAACCTCGGTTACGTGTGGTTTGGTATCAGTATGACCATTACATTCGTACTAGCAGGTTTAATTAGTGAGCTAGCCGCAAAAAAAGGCTAGAAAGGAGGTGATAATAATTGCCGATATTTAATTTAGCAACCGAAAGCCCACCGAGCAACCAAGGGGGCTTTTTTGATATTACTGATCCAGAGTTTTTAGCTACTTTAAACGGTAGTGAGTGGGTATCAGCCGAAACCGCTCTTAAAAACTCAGACCTATTCTCTATTATCAGTCAGCTATCTAACGACCTTGCGACTGCTAAACTAACGACTAGCCGGAAACAGTTACAAGGAATCGTTGACAACCCGTCAAACAACGCTAACCGCTTTAACTTCTACCAGTCTATCTTTGCTCAAATGCTTTTGGGTGGGGAAGCCTTTGCCTATCGCTGGCGAAACGATAACGGGCGTGATATGAAGTGGGAGTATTTGAGACCATCTCAAGTCTCATTTAACCGCTTGGATAATCAAAATGGTCTATATTACAACATAACGTTTGATGATCCACGCATTCCACCAAAACAACATGTTCCGCAAAGCGACATCTTACACTTTAGATTGCTGTCAGTGGACGGTGGGTTGACAAGCGTAAGTCCGTTGATGGCTCTTGGTAGAGAATTGGACATTCAAAAAGCCAGTGATAAGCTAACGCTTAATTCACTTAAAAACGCCCTAAACGCCAATGGTATTTTGAAGATTAAGGGCGGTGGGTTGCTCGATTTCAAAACTAAGGTCTCACGCTCTCGACAAGCAATGAAGCAAATGCAAGGCGGTCCGTTGGTATTGGATGATTTAGAGGACTTCACACCTCTTGAAATAAAATCCAACGTGGCCCAACTACTTAAGCAAGCGGACTGGACGACCGGACAATTTGCAAAAGTCTACGGTATCCCAGAGAACGTTGTCGGTGGACAAGGTGACCAACAATCTTCACTAGAAATGAGCTCAAACGTCTATTCTAAAGCAGTAGCACGCTACTTAAGACCGTTTCTCAGTGAGTTATCTCAAAAACTTTCATGCGATGTGGACGCAGATATTTTCCCAGCGGTTGACCCGACTGGTGCTAACTATATCAGCCGTATCAATAGCATGGTCAAAAGTGGCACACTCGCACAAAATCAAGGCTTGTATATTTTGCAACAAGCTGAGATTTTACCTAAGGAGTTGCCAGAGGGTAAGAACCCTAATAGGACCACATTGAAAGGAGGTGAGATAAATGGGCAAGATTGACATTAAAGGCGATATCGTAAGCGACGATGCTGGGGCGTTCTATGAATACTTTGGGATGTCTAGTACCTATCCTAAACTGGTACAAGAAGCCATCGCTAACGACGAAGACGAAGAAATCACGCTTAATATTGCGTCAAACGGTGGTGATGTGTTCGCAGCTAGCGAAATCTATACCATGCTGAAAGCCAGTGGCAAGCGTATTGTGGCTAATGTACAAGGACTTGCGGCTAGTGCTGCGAGTGTCATTTCTATGGCTGGCGATACCGTGCGTATCAGTCCAACGGCGCATATTATGATTCATAAAGCATCTACTGGTATCGTTGGTAATAGCGACGACCTAGAACATCAATCAGCGGTATTGAATAGTATTGATGAATCTATTGCTTTGGCGTACGAGATGAAAACTGGACTTAAACAACCAGAATTGTTAGATCTCATGGCTAAAGAGACATGGCTTAACGCTAAAACTGCCGTTGATAAAGGCTTTGCGGATGAAATCATGTTTTTCAATGATGATGAAGAAGAAATCATGGTTACGAACGCCGTACATCAACTACCAAGCAAATCAGCAATCACTAAATTTAAGAATATGATTGCTACACCTAAAACCAATTCATTGCGTGATCAGAAATTGGCGATTTTACTTGAAAAATGAAAGGAAGATGATTGATGAAAACATCAAACGAATTGCATGACCTTTGGATTGCACAAGGCGACAAGGTCGAAAATCTTAATGAAAAACTTAACGTAGCTATGCTTGATGATTCAGTAACCGCTGAAGAATTGCAAGCAATCAAAAACGAACGTGACACTGCTAAAATGAAACGTGACATGTTTAAAGAACAATATACTGAAGCTCGTGCTAGCGAAGTAGCTAACATGACTGAAGAAGAAAAACAACCATTGACTGAAAACGAAGAAGAAGTTAAAGCTAACTTTGTTAAAGACTTTAAAAACCTTGTTCGTGGTCGTTACCAAAACTTGCTTGATTCTAAAACAGACGGAACTGGTGCTGACGCTGGCTTGACTATCCCACAAGATATTCGTACAGCTATCAATACATTGGTTCGTCAATACGATTCATTGCAAGAATACGTTAACGTTGAAAACGTAACTACCCTTACTGGTTCTCGTGTCTATGAAAAATGGGCTGAAATCACTGGTCTTAATAAAATTGATGATGAAGCTGGACAAATCGGCGCTAACGACGATCCAAAACTTTCTCTTATCCGCTACACAATCAAACGCTATGCTGGTATCTCAACAGTAACAAACAGCTTGCTTGCTGATTCTGCTGAAAATATCCTTGCATGGTTGTCTGGTTGGATTGCGAAGAAAGTTGTTGTTACTCGTAACAAAGCTATTTTGGAAGTTATCGCAACGCTCCCAACTAAACCAACATTGGCTAAATGGGATGACATCATCGACCTAGAAGCTAAAGTTGATCCAGCAATCAAACAAACCTCATTCTTCTTAACTAACACTTCAGGCTTCACCGCCCTTAAGAAAGTTAAGAACGCAATGGGTGACTACCTCATGGAGCGTGATGTTAAATCACCAACTGGCTATTCAATCGATGGTTTCATGGTTAAAGAAGTATCTGACCGTTGGCTTGCTAATGGTACTGGTGGAGCTATGCCACTTTACTTTGGTGATTTGAAACAAGCAGTAACATTGTTTGAGCGTCAACACTTGTCACTTCTCTCTACTAACATCGGTGGTGGAGCATTTGAAACTGACACTACTAAAGTACGTGTGATTGACCGTTTCGATGTTGTTAAAACTGATGAAGAAGCGTTTGTGCCAGCGTCATTCAAAGCTATCGCTGACCAAAAAGCTAATCTTACACCAGGGGCTTAATTAGGAGGTAAGTAATGAGTGTATCTAAGGAAACTATCATGCAGACCCTCAATCTGGATGAGACAGACGACACTGCACTCATTCCAGCTTACATTGAATCAGCTCAACAGTATATTATCAATGCAGTCGGTAATGACCCAAAATTCTATGACCTTGATAGCGTGGAATCTTTGTTTGACACGGCTGTAATAGCTCTCACAAGCTCGTATTTTACCTATAGAGTGGCTTTAACTGACACGGTGACTTATCCGATTAACCTAACTCTAAATAGCATAATCGGGCAATTAAGGGGCTTATACGCAACGTATAGCGAGGAAAGAGGTGACTAATGGCTAAAGTTAGATACTTACCCTCAGACTTTCGTTTTAAGGCTGATTTTGGTACATACCAAAGCACACCCAATAAATTCACGGGTGTTAATGTGCCTAAATTCGTCAAACAGTTTACATTGCACTATAAGCCACACACTCGCACACTCAATCAAGAGTATTTGGCTCAACAAAATGGCGAAACCGACACCAAAGTCATCGTTATTCGACATAATGCCAAAGTAGTTGAAGGTCAAGTGGCCGTCCTAAATGGCACTCAGTATGACATTGTGCGAGTTAGCCCCAACGAAAACTTTGGGCTTAACCGCTACGACTTTCTGACTTTGAGAAAGCGCAAGAAAGTTGGGTGATGGCTTATGGTAGGGCTTGATAAGGCGCTAGAGGGCTGGCTTGAAACAGTAGCCAGTATTGGCGATTTAACACCAGCGGAACAAGCTAAGATTACCACCGCTGGCGCAAAGGTGTTTCAAAAGGAGTTAGAAGATGTAACCCGTGAGAAGCACTACTCAAATAAGAAACATTTGAAGTATGGGCACATGGCTGACGGTTTATCTGTCCAGTCCACTAATGCGGATGGCAGAAAGAACGGTGTGGCAACCGTAGGCTGGAAAAATAATTACCATGCCCAAAATGCCAGACGATTAAATGACGGTACTAAGAAATATCGTGCCGATCATTTCGTCACCAATGTCCAAAACGATAGCGCTGTCCAAAGAAAAGTGCTATTGGCAGAAAAAGAGGAATATGAAAAAATCATTCGTAGAAAAGGAGGGAAGTGATTAAGTGTTAGCAACCGTAAAACTTAAAGAGTTAATTGAGGGCAAAGAATTTGGTGAAATAAGCGAAGTATATGCAAACAACTTGCCTAAAGAACTCGAAGAAAACACCGATAAGACAATCGTTTTGCTCACAGAAAGCAACCCATCCCTTGACTTAAGCGGAAATAATACCTTTTTCAGTAAAACGGATAGAGTAGAAGTGCAGATTTTTTATAAAGCTGATATTGATTTTGATATTGAAGCCTTTGAGATGGAATTGCTGAAATTCCTAAAATCTGAACATTACTCGATTACAGACATGAGAGAACATAGCATAGACCCCGATACATTGCAGATTACGGCGGTCTTTTTTGTTGCTCTCGATAAGTTAATTTAACAAAGGAGAAAATACTATATGGCAATTGTAGGTTTGAAAATGGTCCGCCTTGCATTGGTTGACCCTAAAACCCAAAAACTACTTAAAGGCGCTGATGGGCTTTCGACAGAAGGCGTTATCGAAGTCGATTCTAAAATGCTTGGTACTCGTACCGCTAACATCTCAAACTTGGAAGGTCAAGCGACTAAGATTCCAGGGAACAACTCAGTACAAGATGTTATGATTGCACCAGGTTCCCCAACAGTCGCTTTTGACTTCAACAACCTTGATTTTGAAATCAAGCAAAAAATGCTTGGTTTTAAACCAGACGGTAAGGGTGGTTACGTGATGGACGGTGAAAAACCACACACAGCGGTATTGATTGAATCTGAAACACTTGACCGCAAACACTCAGTATTCTTTGGTTTCGCTAACGGAATCATGCAAGAGTCAACTCAAAACGTTGCAACAGATACCGACACTGCTCAAACTCGCCAAGACGATAACGTGACATTCAATGCCTTGTCAGCGGAAGCGTTCGGTGGTGAACCTTACAAGAAATACTATTCTGGAGCATCTAACTTCGACAAAACAAATATGTTTAAAGAAGTCTTCGGGGGCTATGTCCTTCCTGCTGCATCAAGCAGTCTATAATTCGCAAGAGGTCGGGCTCATGGCCTGACCTCTATTTTTGTTAAAAAAGGAGTAAAGATAAAATGGAAATCAGAACTATTCAAATTCCAGAGGTCAGTAAGAAAGCATTCAAAGTGACAACAAGCAACCGCAATGTATTGCGTATGCACGAGTACCAACTTGCCGTGCTTAAAATCAGCGATACCGTCGAAGATGGTGATACACAAGAGCAAGCGCAAGCAAGTTTCACAATCCTTAAAGAAATGCTCGGTTTCATTCGTGCCGTTCTTAATTTGGATGATGAAGCCTATGACAAATTGCTTGATTTGGACAATGAACGTACACAAGAGATTGCTGAAAAATTGGTAGGCTATATGTACGGTTTGACAGACGAACAACTTGAAAACGCCGCTGGTGAAGTTGACCCAAAAGACTAAAGTCTAAAGGGGAACAGATTTTTGATTTAGAAAATCGCATTGAAGATTTGAAAATTATTGCTAAAAAATCAATCCAAGGTTTTGGGTGGACACTAGATCAGTATTACGACACTGATTATTACGAGCTAATGAAAATCTTAAATGCCAAAGAGGAAGAAGATAGAATGGTTGACCCAACATCTTTACTCTAAATATTTAAGGAAAGGAGGAATAAATAATACATGGCAAAAGTACAAGCTACCATGTCCACCGAAATCGCCTTAGACACGTTACAAGCGGCTAACTCGATTAAACGACTAACTCAGTTAGTCAATAGCTCTACAAACGCATGGAAGGCGCAAGAAAGCCAAATGCGTAGCGCTGGTGACTATTTGGGAGCAGCACAAGCTAAGTACGATGGTTTGGGTAATGCTATCCAAAATCAACAACATAAGATTGAGAAACTGAAACAAGAACAGTCTCAACTTAAAGGGAGCACTGCTGAAACTGCTGAACAGTACCTTAAGTACCAACAACAGATTGACCAAGCGACAACACGTTTGGCATCGTTGGAAAACCAACAGCGTCAAGCTAAAAATAGCCTTGACTATCACCGGTCTGGACTAGCAGAGCTTCAAAAGGAATACAAAGCCCAAAACGAAGCCTCAGACACTTATATCAAGCGTCTGAAAGCAGAGGGCAAAGAGGATGAAGCTAGACAAGAGCAACTTAAGCAATACAAGGGTTCGATTACTAATTTAAATAAACAGTATGAGACCCAAAAAGAAATGCTTGAGCGTGTCGCTAAACAATCCGGAAGAACAAGCGATGAATACCGCAAGCAAAAGCAACGTTTAGACGAAACAGCTACCAGTCTAGCACACACTAGGAACGCCGCTGACAAGCTGAATGATGAAATTGAGCAAAGTCAACGCTCTAGTACATTCATTGGTCGCTTAAAGGATAGCTTTAAACGCTTAGGTAGTGAAGTCAGTGAGACTGAAACTAAAACCTCACGCTTAAAAGGTATCTTTGGGGCTACGTTTGCCGCTAACCTAATTAGTAACGGTTTCCAAAACGCATTGGGAGCTATCAAAGGTAAGTTTGACGAAATCACACAATCCAGTGCTGAGTACGTTAAGTACCAACAAACCATGAACGCCACTTGGCTAACCTTGACGGGTAATGCTGAAGAAGGCAAGAAAATGGTTGATATGACCAACCAAATGGCGCAAGCTGCGGCTAACTCAACCGAAATGGTTGACGGCATGAACCAAAAATTCTATGCCGTTACCCATAACACCGAGTTAACCAAACAGCAAACACAAGCCATTTTGACCTTGCAAGACGCTTTTGGTCAAACGGATGCAGCGGTTGAAAACTTTGCTACGCAATGGGCGCAAATGATTGCTAATGGTAAGGTCCAAGGGCAAGACATGATGTCAATCATCAATGTCTTCCCGGAAATGAAGAACCAACTCAAAGAAGTGGCTGCACAAGAACTTGGGATTACAGACATGACCCAAGAGAAATATGCGGAACTTCAAAAAGATGGCAAGATCACCGCTGAAATGGCACAGAAAGCCTTGTTTGAGTTGCAAGACAAGTACAAGGATGCCACTGCTAACTTTTCAACCACCATCGGTGGTCTTGAACGGACAATTCAATCCCGTATGCCAGCGGTAGTCGCTGCCTTCCGTGACCCGATTGATAAAATGAAAAACCCATTCTTACAACAGATTGGAGATTGGGTTGCTGACCCTAACACTGAAACTAAGTTTAAAGATTTAGGGGAACACGTTTCTAAAGGTCTAGGCACTATCATGGATGCCTTCTCTAAAGTGTTTAATCTCGGTGATGGCAAGGATAAGCTCAATGGCTTTATGGATGGTCTTAACAAGACTGTTGATAATGTTAGTAAAACCATTGCTAATAACGCCCCTAAAATTGTAGCTTTCTTTAAAGAGGTTAAAGATAGTTTAGGTTCGGTGTTTAGCATTGGTAAAGACTTTGCTGGTGGTGTTTGGGAAGTTGCCGTCGACATGATTAAAGGTGTCGCTGGTGCTTTTAACCTCATGACTGGTAACGGTAAGAAAGCTAAAGGGCCAGTCACATCACTATCCAAGGCATTGGGTGGTATTGCAAAACATAAGACGGCTATTAAAACAGTCGGTTCTTTGTTTGCTGCTTATTTCGTAGGCTCTAAAGTCGCTCTAGGTATCACGGCAGTCGTTAAAGGGATTCATGCGTGGCGAACAGCCACAGTCGGAATGACAGCAGCTCAAAAAGCAATGAATTTAGCAATGGCTTCCAATCCCATTGGTTTAATCGTTGTTGCAGTAACAACAGCTATCACTGCCCTAGTGTTGCTCTATAAGCACAATAAGAAATTTAAAGCGTTTGTAGACGGAATGTTTAGTGCTGCTAAAAAAGCCTTTGACAAGATTTTCAAAGTGACAAAAGAAATCTTTGGTAAGATCATTGATTTCTTCAAAAAGGACTGGAAACAAGTCCTTTTATTTATTGCCAATCCGATTGCTGGAGCTTTTGCTTTAATTTACAAGCACAATAAGAAATTCAAGAAATTCGTTGATGGTATCGTTAAGAGCATCAAGGACGGTTTTTCTAATGCTGGTAAATGGCTTGGCAAGACATGGGATGGCATGAAGAAAACTTGGACTGGTGCGATGGATTCAATGACCAAAAGCACCAAGAAAGGTTTTGAAAAGACCAAGACTTACTTCACTGGTGGTGAGAAAGGCATTAAAGCCTTTACTAACACTGCTAAGAAATTGCTTGTCATCTCCAATCCGGTGGTAGCTGGTTTTGAGTTGATGTATAAGCACAACAAGCCATTCAAGAAGTTTGTCGATGGCACAGTGGACCACGTAAAAGACATGGCTAAAGGCGTTGCAAAACACATGAGTAACCTTAAGAAAGATTGGGGCGAAAAGTGGGATAACGTCAAGAAATTCGCATCTAAGACATGGGAAGGTATCAAGGGTAATGCTACTGAAGCAATGACTGCTCTTGGTAAGGATATCGACAAGCACCACAAAGGTATCAATAAGAATTGGTTTGACGGTTGGGAAAACTCTAAAAAATTCCTATCGAAGAAATGGGATGAAATCGGAGCGTTAACACAAGAGAAATTCGGTGTTAACATTACCAAACTGATTACTGACGCATTGACCAATATCGCTAAGTTCTTCAAAGATACTTGGGACAATGTTAAAAAAGGCTTTGGCGAAATGTGGGATGGCATGAAGAAACTTGCCGGTGATGGCATCAACGCTGTCATTGCATTGCCTAACGCCGGTATTGATGGTATCAACAAACTGATTTCTGATTTCGGTGGTAGCAAAGAAGCTATCTCTAAAATTCCGAAAGTTAAATTTGCCGGTGGTACTGGTATGTTTAGCTCGTACCGAAACCCAATTACCAAGCCTACGTTAGCCACGCTTAACGACGGCTACGATAGCCCGGAGACTAATAACCAAGAAATGGTCATTCTGCCTAATGGTAAGTCATTCTTGCCACAAGGTCGAAATGTTGAATACCTCTTGCCAGCCGGCTCAGAGGTCATCAATGCTAGTGAATTGGCTATGCTTATGGGCGTAGAACGTGGAGCCTTTGCCAAAGGTACTGGTTTCTGGTCTAAAATCTGGGATACTGCTACCAATGTGGCGGGCTCAGTCTGGGACACTATGAAAAATGGTGTTGACAAATTCATGAAGATGATTGAATTTGTGACCGATGTTGTCAAAGACCCAGTTGGATCATTGGCTAAGAAATTCAGTCCTAACGCTGATAAGTTAGCCGGTATGTTTAACCCACTCGGTAATGCGCTTTATAAGAAACCTATCGAAGAAGCTAAAAACTGGTGGAAAGAGCTTTGGTCTATGGCTAACGCTTCAATGGACGAAGGCACAGTGGCAATGGGGGCCAAAGGTGACGATTACCGCTTCAAAGACAAAGCGAAAGACGCTGGAGCTGATCCATGGGGTTACTTCTACCGTGAGTGTGTATCATTCGTTGCCAGTCGTTTGGCAAACCTTGGCGTTAAACCTAGTCTATTTAGCCATCTTGGTAATGGTAATCAGTGGATTTCTGCCAGTGTACCACACTTAAGCAGACCAAAACCGGGCACGGTTGCCGTCTACACTGGTGGACCTGTTTCAAGCAACCACGTTGACTTTGTAACGGCTGTTCACGGTGATACCTACGACGGTGAAGAATACAACTATGGCGGGAATGGTCAGTATCACCAATACGCTGGCCGTCATATTTCAAACGCTGCTACCTTCCTCGATTTCGGTGTTCGAGACAGTGGAAGTAGTGGTGGTGATGATAGCAAACCACTTAAAGACCGTAACAGTCCACTACAAACGTTGATTAAACGCCAAGTCGGTGGAATGTTTGACTGGATTAAGAAAACACTTGGACCATTGCTTTCCCCTCCAGGAGGTGGTGAAGACGGGCCACAAGGGACTGGCGTTTCTCGTTGGCGTGAATCAGTTGAAAAAGCACTGAAAGCCAATGGATTGCCTACCACTCAAGAATACGTCGGGGCTTGGTTGCGACAAATTCAAAGTGAGTCTGGGGGTAACCCTAATGCCGTCCAAGGTGGATATGTCGATATCAATACCTTAACTGGCGACCTTGCCAAAGGTTTGGTACAAACAACATCTAGTACATTTAATTCATTCAAGCATAAAGGTCATGGAAATATCTTCAACGGCTATGATAACCTTTTGGCTGGTATCGCTTATGCGAAATCTCGTTATGGCGGTAATATGCTTGCGGTTATCGGACACGGGCATGGCTACGCTAACGGTGGTCTAGTCCACAAAAATGGTGTTTATGAGCTAGCTGAGGGCGACATGCCAGAGTATGTCATCCCAACAGATATCGCTAAACGTGGCAGAGCATGGCAACTACTTACTGAAGCAGTGGCACGTTTTGCCGGTGACGCCCCACAAGGCAACCACGATAGCAATTCAGATCGTGAGCGTGTTTCTGCATTGGAAAGCAAGCTAGACATTGTGATTGATTTACTTGGTCAGTTGGTAACTAATGGCTCTAACCCAATCGAAGTTAGAAATATCATCGATGGTAGAAGTGTGTCAAACGGTCTAGCACCGTTCATGACCAAGGCAACAAACGATTATGAGCGCAGACAAGCGCTGTTAGGAGGTAGCATTATTTGATAGGAATGTCGGTCATTTTTGACGGTAAGAACTTAACCGAATTATTCAATGAGGGGCAAGGGCGTACCGTTCCAGTAGATGTCACGAAAAACGTGGCATCCAATTTCAACAACAACTATCAAGACCAAGGGCGTAGACGCTACGGTCAGCAATTCCTATACAGTACCTTGTCAGTTAAGCAGATTCAAGTATCGTTTACCCTAGTCGGAAACTACGACTACTTTAATACGGTTGCTGAAACGCTGGGCGGATATCTCAATGTTGATAAACCAAAAACATTGATTTTTGGTGATGAGCCTAACAAGGTTTGGGAAGCTATTCCGTCTGGTCAAGCGTCGCTTACAGTAGACAAGAACACGGCACCGATTACGGCAACGGTAACGGTTGCGTTCGATGTTCCGAAAAGTTACGGTGAGAATAAGGCGCAAGCCCTAGTAAGCAGTGACAGTGAAACGAAATACGGAAGTATTAAGAAGGTTTCGACTGGACACTACAAAGCGACTTTGAAAAACTTTGGTACGGCTGAAACCTACCCAGATATTAAACTGAAATTCAATTCGGATAATGGATGGGTTGGGGTTGTGAAATCGTCTAGCGAAAGTTACGAGATTGGCAATCCGAATGAAGCTGATACACGCACGGTTAAACAGTCTGAAATTCTGTTTGACTATGTATCTAACAACTGGATCACTAATGGTTTTGCGGTTGGTACTAAAAACCAAGGGCGTTTCAACGACAACTTGCAAAGTTTGAACGGAACGCTTGCGATTGATAACGCATGGGGCAGACCTCATATTGCCTTGACCAATCGAGGTAGTGGCTCAACATTGCTACGTGGTAGCTCGATTACATGGGATATCCCAGCGGATAGTAATCGAGAAAAAGGCTCACTCTACGAGTATATGTGGTGGAGGCAGATTTTTTGGCTTGGCGCATCTAACGAGTGCGGATATATCAAGATATCTGTAACGGATGCAAACGGCACATTTCTGTACGGTGTGGAAACACTCAAGCATGTTAACGGTCTCGGTTGTGAGTACCGTTTTCTTGCCAGTGATGGTAACGGTAGTTATCGTACGCTAGACAGAAAATCATTTTGGGGTACGCATGTCATGACGCAAAACCCATTTAATGAGCCACAAGGTTGGTCGGATATGCAACGCTTTGATGATGAAATACAATTTTATTACCAAGGCGGATATCCTAGATTTAAGATACCCGAAATCAAAGGAAAAAAATCAGCAAAAATAAGTGTTGGTTTCTTTGGTCTTGGTGATGCACCGCTTGTAACCCACATGTATCTGGATAGTTTTGTCTATCGAAAAGATTATGTTAACAAAGAGGAAGACATCCCGAACCGATTCCGTAAGGGTTCTATCCTAGAGATAGACATGGCTAAAGGCAAGACCCTAGTTGATAACTTGCCAGCGTCTAACGAGCTAACATATTTGTCCGAGCCGTTCAGTATTGGCACGGGTGAAACCGAAATCGATATCTATACATCTAGTTGGACAAGGACTGATCCAACAATTGAAATTACTTGGAAGGAGCGTTTTGTTTAATGCAAATTTGGATTCATGATAAGAATATGCGCAAGGTGTGTGCGTTGAATAACAACGTTCCTGGCATGTTGCCGTACTCTAACAGTCAGTGGCATCCTTACCTTGAATACGCAACGAGTACATTCGATTTCACAATTCCTAAGATTGTCAATGGAAAACTGCATGAAGACATCAAATATATCAAAGACGATATGTTTGTCTCGTTTTATTACGATAATTCCTACCATGTTTTCTATGTGTCGCAATTAGTCGAAAACGATACAACATTCCAAGTGACATGTAATAACACTAACTTGGAACTGGCACAAGAGCAGTCAGTTGCTCTTAAAAGTAACGGGGCACAAAATATTGCATGGTACTTAGAACACCTTGAAATTTTAGGGTTTACAAACCTTGAAATCGGTGTTAATGAGGTATCAGACAAGACAAGGACGCTTGAGTTTGAGCCACAAGAAACGAAGTTGGCACAATTACACAGTCTCATGTCTAAATTTGATGCCGAGTTTGCTTTTAAAACCGAATTGAATCGAGATGGTACAATCAAGCGTTTTACTATCGATATTTACCAGATTCCAGACGAAACTCACCACGGTATCGGAAAGGCTCGTGGCGATGTGGTGTTACACTATCAGAATGAGCTTAAAGGTGTCCAAGTCACTAGCAATAAGACCCAACTCTTCAATGCTGGGGTATTCACTGGCGCTGAAGGTGTCAATCTCGAAAGTGTTGAGTTTGAGGAAAAAAACGAATTAGGGCAAGTAGAATTTTATTCAAGGCGTGGCAGTAGCTATGTGTTTGCACCGCTGTCTAGGGAGCGCTACCCATCAACGATGAATCCAAACAACGCCGATAACTGGACACGTAAGGACTTTCAAACCGAGTACAAGGATGTCAATTCACTAAAAGGCTACGCATTGCGTATCATTAAGCAATACGCTTATCCATTGATGACCTACACGGTTGATGTCCATTCTAGTTTTATGGAAAACTATAAGGATGTTAACCTAGGGGACACGGTTAAAATCATCAATAGTAATTTTAGAGGTGGACTAGCCCTTGAAGCTCGTGTCACTGAAATGATTATCAGTTTTGACATGCCATTGAATAACTCAGTTGTGTTCTCGAATTACCGTAAAATCGTTAATAAGCCATCAAACGAATTGCAACAGCGTATTGATGAAATCGCAGCAAGAGCCTTACCATACCGTGTCGAGATCACAACAACAAACGGTACAGCGTTTAAGAATGGTGTTGGTCGTTCTACTGTTCGTCCAGTCTTGAAACAAGGTGATAAAACAGTTAACGCTACATGGCGTTTTGTAATTAACGGTGAAATCAAATACGTCGGTATGACCTACGACATGGTAGCATCAGAAATTACCCAACCAACCGCCTTGACTGTTTCTGCATGGGTGGATAACAAAGAAGTAGCTTCAGAAGAAGTTACTTTTTTAAATGTCTCAGACGGTAAAAACGGGGCTAAAGGCGACCCCGGACCTAAAGGGGATAAAGGTGATAGAGGTAACGATGGCTTGCCTGGAAAAAATGGGGTAGGTCTTAAATCTACCACTATCACCTACGGCATGAGCGACAATGAAACCACCATGCCCACGAGCTGGACAGCAAACCCACCAATTTTGGTTAAAGGTAAATACCTATGGACTAAAACGCAATGGATGTATACAGACCTATCTAGTGAAACTGGATATCAGAAAACATACATTCCACAGAATGGTTCTAAAGGTGATGATGGTCTACCGGGCAAGGATGGTGTGGGGTTGGTTAATACCACCTTGCGTTATGCGAAATCTACGGACGGTGTCAACAAACCGTCTGGTAGCGTGGTGGCAGCCTTAAATGATAAATACCAACCATCTGGCTCAACTATCGATAACCTTATCATGACAGGTCAGCGTGTTCGGTTGGAAGGGGGCAAGACTTACATCTTATCCGCTGAAACGAACGGTAGTTTCACTAATCAACATAGCGAGACCGCAAGTAACAATAACGCTACGATTTGGATTATCAATCCAGCTTTCAGTACATGGGCAATTGTTTCTGATAGCAACACGGCAAACGGAACGAGGTACACGCATAACCGCCCTACCGGTGACTATGAGATTCGTGTTAACACCTACGCTACAGATAATTCAATATGGATTAAAAACATCGTGTTTGAAGATGGGACATGGTCTCCAGACATTCCAACGGTAAACCCCGGTGAATACTTATGGACAAGAACAACATGGTTCTATTCAGACGGTACGAGTGAGCAAGGTTTTTCTGTTGCCAAAATGGGCGAACAAGGACCTAAAGGAGACCGTGGGAACGATGGCATACCGGGTAAGAATGGTATCGGTATTAGAAGCACTAGCGTTCTATACGGTCTATCTGCATCCGAAACCGTGCCACCAACGGCATGGTATCAAAACCCGCCAGCGTTAGTTAAGGGACAATGGTTCTGGACAAAAACAGTCTGGACCTATACTGACAACACCACCGAAACGGGCTACCAAAAAACCTATGTAGCCAGAGATGGTAACGATGGTAACAATGGTATCGCCGGAAAAGATGGGGTTGGTATTCGTAGCACCACCATTACTTATGCGCAAGGTACGTCTGGCACAGTAGCACCAACAAGCGGTTGGAGTAGTCAAGTGCCTAACGTGCCAGCCGGACAATACCTCTGGACCAAGACAGTTTGGACATACACCGATAACACAAACGAAACTGGATACTCGGTTTCTAAAATCGGTGAGCAAGGACCTCAAGGTGCCAAAGGTGAACAAGGTCCTAAAGGGAATGATGGTGCTAAGGGAGACCGTGGAGAGCAAGGACCTAGAGGTTTACAAGGTCCACAAGGTTTACAAGGTCCGAAAGGGGACCAAGGAATCCCGGGTGTTAAGGGTGTCGATGGTAAAACACAGTACACCCACATTGCCTATGCTGATACCGTTTCCGGCGGTGGATTTAGTCAAACCGATACCAATAAACAATTTATCGGTATGTATCAAGATTTCAATGCCACAGACAGTCGAAATCCACAAGACTATCGATGGTCTAAGTGGAAGGGTAGTGATGGACGGGACGGCATCCCCGGCAAGGCTGGGGCGGACGGAAGAACACCTTACGTTCACTTTGCTTATGCCGATAGTGCCGATGGCCGAACTGGTTTCAGTTTGACCCAGAATGGTAACAAGCGCTATTTGGGTGTATGTACTAATTTCGATCAATCGGACAGCACAAACCCAGCTGATTATGTTTGGAATGATATGGTTGGTAGCGTGTCGGTTGGTGGTGAAAACCTAATCGTTAACTCAGCATTTCCAGAGAATTTGGATAATTGGGGATTGTGGGAATATCCGCAAGCAAACGCTAACCTATCTATTTCAAGTCATGGTTTTTACTACAACGGCGCTAGACCACTGTTTTTGCTAAGAGGATCATCATCACTCCCAGCTTCTACGCTACGTTTCCCAGTCAAACGAAATACTGATTATTCATTCAACATTCAATCATTTGCCACTGGAAACATCAAAGGCGTAGACATCTATTTCCTTGGTCGTAAGTCGAACGAAACCGACAAAACTTTCACTAAAGTAGTCAAGTTCAAATCGCATAACGGCTCGCCTTCAACTGGCGGGGTGGTTAAATGGCACTTGACATTCAATTCCGGTGAATGTGATGAAGGTTTTATCCGTATTGACAACAAAGGCACAACCAACGGCAGCGAGTCGTTGTTATTCTTCACAGAATTAGACTGCTACGAGGGCACCACTGACCGAGCGTGGCAAGCGTCTCCGAAAGATTTAAAAAGCCAATTAGATAGCAAGGCTGATAGTGCATTGACACAAGATCAAATCAATAAATTGAACGAGCTTAATTCCATCGTTCAAGCGGAATTGAGGGCTAAAGCGTCTCTTGATACGGTGAATCAATGGGTGAAAGCCTATCAAGATTTCTTGTCTACGAATCAAGAGAACAAGAACAAGACTGAAAAAGCCTTGGTTGAAGCTAGTCAGCGTATTGTGAAACTACAAAATGATTTAGGTGGAACCTCAGAACGTTGGAGTTTCCTTGACAATTACATGCGTGCATCTAACGAAGGTCTTACTATTGGTAAGAATGACGGTTCTAACTCGGTGTTGGTTTCAGATAAACGTATTTCTATGTTTAGTGCTGGTACCGAAGTGATGTACATTGACAAAGGTGTTATTCATATCGAAAACGGTATTTTTTCTAAATCAATACAAATTGGTTATTACCGTGAAGAACAAGACTTAATTGACCCAAATCGTAACGTAATCAAATGGGTAGGAGGTAATTATTAATGACCGGAGCATATATCCAGATCCGTGGGTACGAGGTTAGCACAAACATTGAAAACAACACGTCTCAAGTGCGTTTTCAATTGTTTTTGAATAACGGCGACCAAAAAATCTCTAACATTCCTTGTACGGGATTCATTGAATATGACGGCGGGAAACGTTTGACCTACTCTGGCACGATAGACATGCAGACGCCTAATCAAACAAAAGCGTTAATTGACCAAGAGGTTACTATCAGACATGATGGCGATGGTACTCGTACAGTTGGGTATCGTGGAGAGCTTCACAGCACTGGTGGTAACACTCCCATCCATACAAGTATTACTGGTGTTAACTTCACGCTAACGCCTATCTCTCGTGCTAGCTATGGTGCGGATGTGACGGCTGAAATCGCCAAACCAGTGACCATCAACATCACAAAGCGTGAAGCGTGGATGCGACATTCTATCTGGGTTACTGTCGGTAGCTATGACCAAAAAATAGCTGGTGATGATGTGGATTCTAGTTTTACATGGATCCCGCCCATTGAAATTGCCAATCAGTTTCCAAACTCTGCTAGTGGTACGGGAACAATAACTTATGTAACTTACAACAACGGTGTCGAAGTCGGTAAGGATGTTCGAAGAATCACGGTCAATATCCCGACCTATCTCTTTAAACCGGGTTTCACTGGTTTTAGTTTATCGGACACAAACCCAGTGACACAAAATCTTATCCCTAGCCCTACGCATTTTGTCAGCACTTTGTCACGTATCAAAGTCGTTTTTAATGGCGGTCAAGGTGCTGCTGGGTCTTCAATAACTGGATACTATGCCGAAATTGTAAGCGGGAATAGTTCGGTACAGTCGAATAATGGCACGCTTACGGTTCCGTCAACGGTTACTGACAAACAAATGACAGTTAGAGCTAAAGTCCAAGATAGTCGTGGCTTGTGGTCAGACTGGCGAGAGCAAACCATAACAGTGTTAGCCTACTTTAACCCAACGCTACGTTTTGAAGCTAAACGAACGGGCGAAAAGCTAGACACAATCACGCTGAAACGATTCTTAAAGGTAGCACCGCTATCTGTTAACGGGACACAAAAAAACACGACTAAATTGATTTTTAAAACACGAAAAGTTGGTACTGCCGGATATACGACAGATAGCACGAACGAGTGGCAGAATATTTCTGAATTAAACGGTTCGGACGCCAATCTTAACGGAAAATATCCAGCTGATACCTCTTGGGAAGTTTTGGGGCGTGTTGAAGATAAATTCTCGTACACAGAATTTGTTATCACAGTATCTACCGATGCGGTAGTAATGAGCTACGAACGTGATGGTGTTGGAATTGGCAAATATCGTGAAATGGGTACGTTAGATGTTAACGGTTTAATCTATTCAAACCGTAAGCAGATACAACACCACAAACTGACCGAGCCTGACGGTGCTGCCATCGACAACAAGGTTGCTGATCTAAACGATTACAAAACTACTGGTTTTTATTCGATAGCCGGTAATTATAAGAACCATCCGGCTATTGGCGAGGGTGGTTTTTTAGAAGTTGTAAAAAGTGGTTTGGGTTCCCTCCAAACACTAACGACTGTTTCTGGTCGCATGTTCAAACGGACAGTGACTAGTAATTCCGCTGGTACATGGATTGAGTACACGCCAAAACCAGAAAAGGCTGAGCCCGCCATCGTCAAACAGACGACTGATATCGGTTGGGGGATTAAAGTTACTTTGGTCAAAAAAGGCTCAGTGGTTACAGCTAGCATTGTCAGAGCAGACAGCGAAGTCGGTGTCTACGAATACGGGAAAATGGAGAATACTATACCAAGCGGATTTAGACCGAGCGTTGAGGTTCATTTGGTCGCTAATAAAAACATTAGCACTGGACATGCTGGCGTGGCTGTTTGGCATCTTGCGTCAGATGGCTCAATTAGGCTAACCAACCAATCCAAAGACCGTGCTGTCTACACTGGCACAGTCACTTACATCACAGAAGATACTTAAAAATGGGGGTAAAAAAATAAAAGATGAATATCTCTGATTTGATTGACCACCTCGCCCCTACTATCGGGGTGATAGCGACTGGGTGGTTTGGCATGAAAGCTAGCAAGTCAGCTAATTTAAGCAAATCACAATTCGGAGATTTGAAGGGCGAGTTGAACAACATTCATGATTCGGTTGAAACTATTCAACAAATCGGTGAATCAAACAGCGAGAAAATCAATGAATTAAACGACAAGCTGGTAGTGCATGATGAAGCGCATCTTGTCACCATGTATCTACGTCTTGAACGTGACATTAACAAGGAATTAGAGCGTGGATATACCACTGTTCATAATTCAGATGTGATCCACAAGATGCACTCCAGTTACAAGAAATTAGGTGGCAACGGGTACATTGATGCCCTTTATAAAAAATACATTAATTTAGAAGTGAGGAATTAAACATGAAAATTAATTGGTCTATTCGTTTTAAAAACCGTGCATTCGTAACACGTTTTGCACTTGCCTTGGTATTGCCGGTTTTGGCTTACTTTGGTATCAAATTTGAAGACATCACAAGCTGGGGAGCTTTGTTTGGATTGTTTGGAAAATTCTTGTCTAACCCATATTTGGTAGGTTTGACAGCGGTCAACGCCTTGAATATGTTCCCAGACCCAACTACTAAAGGTCTTAGCGATAGCGAACGAGCACTATCATACACTAAACCTTATGAGGACTAGCCTATGGCTAAACTCATGACCTCTATCAATCAAATCGAAGGGGGCGACATTCTCAAAAGTGGGGATATTACCTCAGTATTTGGTTTTGAAATTCTAGGGTACGATGGTAAACGCATGGAGCTGTCTGGTACCGGTAAGCTCACACTGTCAAACGACGAGACAGTGGCACTCTATCAAGATGTTGCCGTTGAAAACGGGACGTTCTCATTCTCAATGGGCAGTGTCGTAGCTACTGGCACTTACTACCTCGAAATTAAACTGGACGGGCATATTTTCCCGTCTAACAATTTCAAGGTTAAAGTGAAAAACTCGTTAAATGCAGACAGTGCTATCCCATCAGACAAGAGCCCTAAATTAAAGTTACTAGCGGATGAATTGCGAGATTCTGGCCTAATTAGTGGTGGCACTGATACCACAGAAGACCTCGTTAATATCTATAATCTAGCTAAAATTTGAAAGGAAAACATAAATGAGTAAATTACATGATTTCGCCCAGGCAGTCGGAGCAGATATCAAGGAAATCAAGGCATCCATTGCTAGCAAGACCGTTGGTGTCAGCGAGGAACGTTTGACACAAGCGATGACGCAAGTCAAGACAGATATCATCGGTAATGCACCAGAAGAGCTTGACACACTCAAGGAAATTGCTGATAAAATCACCGCAGCGGGTGGCAACACAGACAGCGGTATTATCTCTAAAATGACTGAGTTGGGCACTCGCCTAGACACAATCGAGCAAGAAGACCTTGTGAGTGTTTATAATACTGCAAAAAACACTCTCTAATAGGGGGGTGAATTATGAGCAATTTAAGCAAGGCCATTGAAGCCATTGGCCGCGATATCGGGGAAATTAAAGGCAAACAATCTTCATCATTGACTGTCAGCCAAGCATATGGTTTGTTTCCAACATATAATAATTTTTTTCTACAAGTTCTAGAACAAAATAGATTTGCGGCAGACCCGCTTGTAACAAAATCTCAATTACCTACAAGTGAAATTGACGAATTAAAGAAAAAGGTTGTAGAGTTGGAGAATGAGATTGCGAAAATTAAACAAGCTATTCAAAAATGATTTAAGAAAGGAGAAACATGACTTCAAAAGCACAATTATTAAACACGCTCGATAGTCTCGTTAATCAACGTGTCACTGTTCCCACGAACCCTTACGGTGGGCAGTGTATAAGTCTGATTGACTACGTTTTACAGTATGCGGGTTTATTTAACCTTGATTTCAGCTACTTAAATGCCATTGACGGCTTAAGTCGTGCTGAAAGTTTGGGATTGAAAGTCACACGTTTCAACGGGGCTAACAACCCACCAGTGGGGAGCGTTTGGGTAACTAACTGCTTGCCGTATCATCAATTCGGGCACATCGGTTTCGTGGTCGCAGAAAACCCAGACGGAACAGTTACCACAATCGAACAGAATATTGACGGCAACGGTGACGCTCTTTATAATGGCGGTTGGACACGCAAGGTAGCCAGAAACCTCGATAGCGCTGGTAATTTTAGCTATATCGACTGGAATGCGCCAACTCAACAAATGGTTGGGTGGTTTGAATTGCCGTTCGATGGTATGGCACAAGATAATTATTTTATCGATGTGTCAGCATACCAACCGGGAGATTTGACTGGTATCTGTCAAGCGTCTGGCACTAATAACACGGTTATTAAAGTAACCGAGGGTGTAGGCTGGGTTAGTCCAGTAGCCAGCCAGCAAACTAGCACAAGTAACTGTATTGGTTACTATCATTTCGCCCGTTTCGGTGGAGATGTAGGTACAGCACAAGCTGAAGCTAATTACTTTATCAGTAACCTACCATCTCCCCCACGCTATTTAGTGTGCGATTACGAGGACGGCGCTAGTGGAGACAAGCAAGCTAACACTAATGCAGTATTGGCATTTATGGATGTTTGTAAGTCAAACGGCTTTGAGCCTATCTATTACAGTTACAAGCCATACACACTAGCGAATGTGTATGTAGATCAAATCACTGCACGCTATCCGAATAGCCTATGGATTGCAGCGTACCCAGATTATGAGGTACGCCCAGAACCATATTGGGGTGTATATCCAAATATGGAACATACACGCTGGTGGCAATTCACTAGCACAGGACTAGCGGGCGGATTGGATAAGAACGTAGTTATCATTAACGATGGCGATAATTTAGTAAACAAGAAAGAGGAAGAAGAAAATATGGATTATGTAGTACGTAGCGAAAGCGGAAGTCAAGGATATGTTGGTGTAGTTAATGGCCGTGTGTTTGGTATCGGCTCAATGGGAACAGTGGACGCTCTACGCTCAGCGGGTGCTAAACACTTGACATTGCCAGACGGTGATTTTGACCGTTTCTTGAATAGTCAGTCAAACGACACGGCAGCGGTGGCGAAAGCAATCGATGAAGCTAGTGCATCAGTAGTCAAAGCTATCGAAGACCGAGCACAAGCCACACAAGGCCAAACTGGTAAATAATCAGACCACGAAAACAATAAAATAAAAAGGAGTATATCACCTCCCCTCACACTGCAGTAGGGATACCATGGCAGTAGTGGTCGAAGCCTCAGCGTTGTGCTGGGGCTTTTTTTGTGTTATAATAGACACGGTTTTGAGAATAACCTTCATAGGTAGACGCCGCCCATAAAAGGGGCGGTTTTTTATTTTGCAAAAAAACTAAATTTCTTTATCAAAAGTGTTGACAATCTATAGTATATGTACTATAATGTATATAGAAAGTAAGAGAGGTAAAGAAAAATGAACACATACAAAGAACAACTTCAAGAATTACAAGAATACGCATTCGATGTCTTGAGAGAATATCCTCTTGACAAGACAGCGGCTAATGTAATTGCTGCACTTGGCAATGCAAACAACCAAGATCGCATTGAGTTTTTTAAACTAAACAAAGACGAAGATGTTGTTAAAGTTTTTTACAGCTTGGCAGAAAGTGGAACGATTGAAAAATGGCTTGAAACATACGATTTCTTATATTATGTCAACAGATAAAGGAATAGATAATGGACGCACAAACAAAAGCAACTAAAAAATGGAACGAGCAGAACCGAGAACACAGAAATTATCTGTCAAAACGCTCATCAGCTCGTAGCTTTATCAGAAATCACGCTTCTAACTCGGATTTGACCGAGCTGGAAGAATTAATCGCAGAAAGAAGGAGCAGACTCATGACTGAATGAGAATGATAAAAAAGACTAGGGTTATCCTAGCCTTTTTTGTCTTCTCGATATAACATTAGACATTTAATTCAAATAGAGGTACACTATATATGGACTTTAACGTTCAATGTTTTTGTTTTTTTCATGCCGCTTGGTAGCTAACGCTGCCAAGTTTTTTGCCCCAAATTTTGCCCCAAATCTTCCAAAAATCACAGAAATAAATAAAAATAAAAACTATAAAAACCTAGTAAAATTAAGTCTTTATAGCTTTTATTTGTTTCTATGTTTTACATCTTTTCGTCGGCAGGGGACATTTTTAAGCCTTTAACCATGCGGTTTTAAAGCGTTTTGTCCACATTTGTTTTATCTTTTTATCGTTATGTTCTTTATGGGCTTTTAACGAAAAGGTTTTAAGCTATTCTGCCCCCAATTTAAGCCAATGTATTTGACGCCTATTGAATTATAGGTGTTTTTTTGATATGCAAAAACCCTAGTCAGGATTAGTCCTAACTAGGGTTTCGGATAGAATACTAGTGATGTTAAGCCTTCTGTTATCTCATTAATTGGAATTGGCACTTGTATCTGTGCTTGATGAAGCTTGTGGGTACTCGTAAGGATTGTTATCAACGTCGTTAATCCACTCATTGCTCTGATTAGTTGAGCTTGAGTGATTGCTTCCTCCACCAGCACCTGCGGCGAAGGCTGCATCGTGACCTCCACCGCCTCCTCCGTTAGTGGCATAGGAGCCATCTTCTGGCCCGCCCCAACCTCGTCCGCCTTCAGTAGGCTTGGACTTTTCTTGATTTCCATCTTGATGAGGTGTTTGGTTGTTTTGTTTTTGATTTGCTTTTTGAGCAGAAGGAGATGCTTGGTTCTTATTTTCGTCTTTAGCATCCTTCTTATGATCTTCCGTCGAAGTAGCAGTTGAAGATTTAGTATTCTCTTTTTTATGAGATGAGCTACTTTTTGATGAAAGGCTGTGAGAGATGTGATGCGTTTTTGCTGCTGGCTTTACAGGTTCTTTTAAATGTTTTGATAAAAAACCGAAGAGAAAGAAGAAAGCTAGCAAAGAGAAGGTGATGATATTATATTTTTTTCTTTTCAAATTTGGCTCCGTTCCTAGTCATAGATGAAGAGTAAAAATAACAGTAAAAAACCAGGTTTCCCTGGTTCTCATTATTAGCGACTTACACGACGGCGAGCTGCTTTTTTACGGTTTTCTTCGATGAAAGCCAATTTCTTTTCTTCTGGTTCGATAATTGTCTTTTTAACTGCGAAAACGGCACCTGCAACGGTAGCAGCAGTTCCAAGAACGCCAGTAGCAAGACCTTTAGCAAATGAATGTTTTTTAGCCATGAGACTATCCTCCGTATATGTTATAATATGCTTATATTATCTAAAAAAATATCTAGAATAGCAAGTGAAAACATT